GCATGGCAACATAAAAAGCATATACCCCAATATCTAGTGTGATCAAGCACTTAGCGCCCGCCCGGGCAGGTTTTCCGGGGGACCCTGGGAGGATTTTGAAGTGTCCTTGGGGGTTGATCAAAGATACTATAGTGTGGGAACTTGTCATAATTATCTTTATACTCACCCAAACCCAATTTCCCCGAAATTTCTGTGGCTTTTTCCGACCATTTTGCGCCATTTAGACGTGACATAAGATGGGTTCCCGCGTTATAATTTGGCATCAACTTTTACCTTGGAAAGGAACAACCAATGTACCACGTTACCCTGGACGACCTGGATATTGTCGACGTTAAGGGGGTTCTATACTGTCGGATCGACACCGGCGCTGGGCACCGTTTCGTCCGGCTAGAGGAAGAGGATGCGGAGACGTACCGGAAGCACCCCTATCTCCAGATCGAGGAGGAGATCCTGGTCGACATGGTACTGACCCTCGCGGCTAGTCACCCGAAGACCCCCCGACCTTTCTACTATGATAAGGTAAAGGTAGCCCTGGATGAAGAGGACGTTATTATCTACGTCGTCAACAACCAAATGAAGATCATCTCGGATAGTTCGGCCCTCAGCTGGTATCGGATTTCGACACCCTCCCGGGGGTACAGTAAATAAATACTTGACAAGGTATCTCTTTTGTGGTATAAGATAGATGCTAGTCTGATCCAGCGAAGGCCGGGGTAGGTCTGGCACGGGTGTCCTGCTAGCGGTAATGCCGGGACACCCCATTCACACATTGTTTATGTTCCGTCGTCTAATCAAGACGCCTCCGGCCCTAATTCGAGAAACTCCGGGTACCGCAGAGGAGATGCAGGGGTAAACCCGCCGGAACACCCTTCTTCAAAGATACTGATGGCCCTCCCATCTAAGACGTCCTCCTCGAAGCTACCTGTACGACGCGACCGCTCCAAGGCGGCACTTCTCCAGCGGAATTACGAGAAGCTGTCACACAAGCTGGTCGACGACCTTTTCAAGGTCTGGAAGGATCACGGGCAGGATGTACTAAAGGAAGTCGCAGAGAAACGCCCGGACCTCTTCCTGGAGGCGGTATCCAAACTTCTCGTGAAGATACCCGCGGCTATCGACTCGACACAATCCCGCAAAGAGTTCAGCAAGATCACCAACAACACTGTGGTCATCAACGAGGGAGGAGGGGACGCCCCCGGAACTCCCCCCAGGTCGATCCTGGAGCAGCTTCGTGCCAAGACCACGGACGCAGATTTTGAGCCTGTAGACGATTGAAAACCCCCTTTGATGTAGCGTACTACTCCACACGTCCCGTGGAGTTCTTCCGTGACCTAACGGGCGAGGAACCCTGGCCCTGGCAGGTCGACGTCCTGTCCGTCCTGGCGAACCCCGGTACCGTTCGGCACATTGCCATCGGATCGGGACACGGCGTTGGTAAATCCACCCTCCTGGCGGTCATCGCCTGGTACTGGTTCCTCACTCGCTACCCGTCCCTAACGGCCATTACGGCCCCGACAGCCCGGCAGGTACAGCGGGTTCTATTCCGTGAAATTCGCCGCCTCTACACCCGCCTCCCAGCGGACGTAAAGAAGGCAGTTGACGCTACGACGCTAACCATCGCCTTTAAGGACGACGCCTCGAACCTGATCATCGGATCTACCGCCAAGCCGGAGAACGCCGATGCCTTCCAGGGGTACCACTCCAAGAACATGCTCATGCTGGTGGACGAATCCTCCGGTATCCACCCGGCCATCTGGGAGGCCATGGTAGGCGTGTTCTCCACCGAAGGTGCTATCGGCATCTACACGGGGAACCAGACCAAGACTAGCGGCGAGTTCTTCGAGATGATGAACTCCCCGCGCTTCGAGAATAACCCACAGTACTACAGACTGGTCGTTAACTCCGAAGACGTCCCCGGGGCACAGCAGATCGTACAGGCTGTCAAGGACCGCTACCCTGGCGACGAAGATAAGTATCGGGTTCGCGTACTCGGTCTCCCCCCGCGGCAGGGCGAAGACAGCCTTGTATCGCGTGAGAACGTCCTCGCGTGCGCAGCGCGCGGGAAGGACCCCGAAGCTGTCAGAACAGCGTGGCTTAACTCCCCGTACTATCCGGTATGGGGTCTTGACGTTGCCCATAAGGGTAAGTGCTCGACAGTTCTCATGAAGCGGACAGGATACGTCCTAGACGGGAACATCCAGTCGTGGCGAGGCCTTACCAACCCTGAAGTCGCTGAAATCGTTGCCTCGGAGTATTACCGCGCTAAGGCGCATGAGAAGCCCCACACGATCTGCGTAGATCGTACGAGCTTAGGGGCAGGCGTTGTTGACCTCCTCCGCCGAGAAGGCGTACCTGTAAAAGGAGTGTCCACGTCGGAGAGCTCGACCAACAAGTCGCTCTATCACCGTCTTCGGGACGAACTGTGGTGGAGAGCTAAAATATGGCTCGACTCTGGAAGTGGAGTGTTCCTCTCAGAACATGAACAGTTGATTAAAGAGCTGATAGCTCCGACCTTTACTATGGAATCCAAGCTGCGCGTCGAGACCAAGAAGGATTTTGAAGAGCGTCTCGGGTACTCACCCGACTTTGCTGATGCTTTCGTCCTGACGTTCGGTCAGACGGGCGAGATTGAGAACCCCGCGTTCCCCTTTCATAAGTTCGGAGCAGTACCTCCGACAGGGTTTGGCGCGTCGGATAAAGAGTTCAACCCCAACGGAAGCATGATAGGCCGCGGCAGTTCCGGCGGATCGTGGCTTGCCGGATAGGAGGAGAGAGTGAAAGAGGAAAGCCAGAATATAGAGCGTAACGACTCTATCAGAGGGATTGACCTTCGGTCCGTTAAAGACGGACCGGCAAGGGAGATCATCAAGCAGCTAAAGCTGGAGACAGAGAATGAAGAGCAGTTTGTTAAGCGGGTTGCTTGTAATTTTCAAATCGCCTGGTCTCACTTATATAATTTTCACAAGCAGGCTCGAACAGAGCTAGCTTTTGCGTCTGGGCACCAATGGGACGAAGCGGACGCTAACATCCTTCGGCAACGCAATGCCGCGATGACCACGTTCAATCGGACTGATACGCTGGTCGACGCTGTCGTTGGGTACTTCACCAACAATCGCCAGGAAATTTCCTTTATGCCACGGGAAACTACGGACACGGCCGTGTCTGATAGTCTCCGCAAGGTCAATAAGTGGATTGAAGACGTTAGTAAGGCAGACGTGGCGGAAGACCTTATGTTCCGCTCGGCATATATATGCGGCCTCGGGTTTACCGATACCTATATGGACTACTCGGTGGATCCTCTCGGGTGTCCGAAGATTGAGTTTGTTCCGGTATATAACGTGCTGTACGATCCGACTGCTCGAGCGACCAACTTGGAAGACGCGAAGTGGATGGTGCGTTTCAAGGACGTTCCGATTGACGAATTCGTAGCGCTCTACCCCCAGCAGGCAAACAAGGTCCTGTCAGAGCCGCAAGGCGTGTGGAACATGGGAACGCCGACAGCCTCGACCACTAGCTCGAATCCGATCAACGCGCTGTTGAACTACTCCGTGGCTGGTGAAAACACGCGCATCCAGTCTGGGGTTATGAACGACCCTCAAAACTGGAACGAAGAGTTCGGGTTTACCGGGGGGTATGTTCGGGTCATTACCTACTACTACACCACATACGAGACGGTTTACGGCGTCGTCACCCAGGAGCCGGATCCTACTGACCCACGCGGCTACAAGGAAACGCTGCGCGAAACGACGGACTATAAAGAAGCTAAAGCTATGGCGGCGATGGAATACGAGACGGGCGGAGACGTCGCTCGCTTCTATCTGCCTATTACCAAGCGCGCGGCTATGCGCAAGCGCGTTGCGGTGATAGCTGGGCGTACTGTTCTCGAAGACGGTCCCTCAGCAGCTGGAGATTACCACTGGACGCTTCAGGCGTGCACGGGTAAATACGACGATAAAGTCGGTGTTTTCTATGGCGCCGTTCGGAATATGATCGACCCACAGCAATGGGCCAACAAGTTCCTGTCTGAAATCATCGACATTTTCCGGGTAAACTCAAAAGGCGGTCCAATCGTTGAGACTGGTGCTGTTCGTAGTATGCAGCGTTTCAATAAGCAATGGGCAAACCCCCACGAGACGATTGAGCTGGAAGAGGGCGGACTTGCTAAGTTTACCACACGCCCTCAAGGCCAGTATCCGGCGTCACTAGACCGGCTTCTTCAGCTAGCTGTGGAATCCCTGCCTGACGTTTCTGGTGTTAACAAAGAGCTCATGGGTATGGCCGACCGTACCCAGAGCGGTAACGTCGAGTACCAGCGTAAGCAAGCTGGTATGGTCGTGCTAGCGACCTACTTCAAAGCTGTACGGCTCTATCACATCAATCGCGGTAAAGTTAACCTGAACTTCATCCAGAAATTCATGAACGGTACCCGCGTGCTTCGGATCGACAGTGAGTCGGGGTCGGAGCTGCTTCCAGTGCTGTTTGACGAAGATGTGTCTACGTATGACGTCGTCGTCACCGACAGTCCTGTGGCTCCGAACACCAAGGAGAAGACCTGGCAGCAGATCGTACAGATTCTCCCGATTGTGCAGGCGGTTCTTCCGCCGCAAGTTATGCTACAGCTGATGAAGTACTCCCCGCTGCCCGCTAAGGCCGTTGAGGAGATTGCGGCTGCGGCACAACAAGCGATGGATATGCAAGGACAGATACAAGCTGCTGCTAAGGAAATGGCCAAGAAGGAAGCGGCGGTTATCTCCGCTGATGCGAAGCAGAACCAGGTTACCGTGGACGCCGCGCGAGCCAGCTCTGAAGCTAAGCTTGGAGCGATGGAACTCGCGGTACGCCGTGAGAAGCAGCTTATGGATAATCAGAACACCAAGATTGATCGAATCGTTAACATGATAGGAGGAACACCCGGTGAGTAATACCGAAATCTCGAACGCAGCCCCTGCGGAATCAGCGGCACCAGCCTTTAACATTCTAGACGCATTTCCCGCGCGCGCACGAAAGACCTTAGTAGCGGAGGCCGCCCCGACTATGGTAGGCCAGCCGGAAGTAACTACGGCTCCACAGGGTGGAGAAGAGCACGACGCTCGGACGGTGGACTATCGCGCCCTAAAGGAAGAGCGTGTGAAGCGGAAGGAGCTTGAGTCCCAGTATTCGTCTCTGAAGGAAGAGACGACCCGCTTACAGCAGCAGGTAAACCAGCTACTCGGACACGTCCTACCCCCGCGCCAAGAGCAAGCTCCGGTCAACAACGGTCCAGACCCTGTTGAGCAGCCACTGGAGTACCTGAACGCTCGACTGGACGAAGCGCTTGGGGAACTGACCAAGATGAAAGAGACCCAGGCTAAGAAAGAGCTTATGGGACGATTTGAGAGGGATTCGTTTGAATTCACCAAACAGAACCCCGACTGGGTAGCGGCTTCCGACCATCTTGTTGAAGTAGCCAAGAACCAGCTCCGGACACTCGACATCCCAGACGACCAGCTGGATATGGCTTTGGCTCGCGAGATTGACACGCTCATTACAAATGCCTATAAAGCCGGAAAGAACCCCGCTGAGCTCGTGTACCGTTTGGCACAGACCACGGGCTTCAAAAGCGCCGCGAAAGCCCCCCAGGGCGACGGCGTGGGATTACAGCAGCGTCTTGAGCAGGGTAAGAGCATCCCGGGTAACCGCTTAGCTTCGGCGTCCGGACAGGTTATGCAGCACACTCCGGATATTACAACGCTTCCTCCGCAGAAATTCAAGGAAGAGTTCTCCAGGCAGCTTAAGCATGACCGCTCAGTTGACGGTGAGGTACCGCCCACGTTCGATGTTCTTGACTTGTTCCGGAGAAAGTAATGAAGATTTCCCAGGTCGGTATTGACCTGATTAAAGAGTTTGAAGGGTGTAAGTTAAAGACGTATGTCTGTCCGGCTGGTAAGAAAACGGTTGGGTATGGCCATGTTCTCCCGGACGACACAGACATCACGGAAATTTCCCAAGACACAGCTGATAAGTTCCTCGAGTTTGACATAAGGCGATTCGAGGAGGTTCTGAATAAGGACCTGGCGACATATATCTACGGGTTGTCCCAAAACCAGTACGACGCCATCATTAGCCTAATGTTTAACATCGGAAGTAAGAACTGGCTTCGCTCCACTCTCCGGGATTACGTTCGGAACGGTAATCTTAGAGAAGCAGAGAAGGAGTTCTCAGCATGGGTCTGGGCAGCTGGAAAGAAGCTGCCCGGCCTTGAAAGACGCCGTAAGGCCGAAGCTGCTTTGTTTGCAAAGGATACTAAATGAAACCCCAGAATCGGCTCCCAACGCTGGAACAACACAAGCAGCAAAATGGAGGCCGTACTAATGCTTCTTTCGTTCTCGACAAAATCGCAGAACTAGAGGAGCGCGTTATTGAACTTGAGTCGCGTAAGAGGACACCTAAATGACTGACTTTAAATCACTTTTTACTAGTAAAACCTTCTGGGGAGCCATGATTTCCTTGGCTTCCGTAATTGCCGGTATGTTCGGCTACACTATTGGCGCAGAGGATCAAGTCGCCCTGGCAGATGTTGTTGTCAGTGCTGGCGGTATCGTTGGTGTCGTCTTAACTGTCTGGGGTCGAATTGTAGCTAGTAAGCTAATCGGCTAATTATTTTCTTGACTTTTACCACGTTTTGTGGTATAAGAGAAGGAAGAATAAGAAAATCCCAATGGCCAGCGGGGAGCCTGCCTAAGCGCAAATCCCCGCACTTCGTCCAGACTAGACGTTAACTAGTCCATAGCCGCTCGGCTTGCGTTAGTGCCGCTTCGTGTTTCACACACGTTAAACAGTTGAATCCACACAACTTTGGTTTAACTTACCTTGCAATGCAACGTTGCGAGGTCAAAAAGGCACTAACTCCATGTATACTTCTGTAGGCAATGGGCATTTATTGAACCCAATGCACTGGGCTCAATCGACCCTGCAAGAAGCTATCGGTCAGACGTTCCTCAGCAAGTTCTCCTCTCCCGGCAAGAGCAATATTGTCGAAGTGAAGAGCGAACTGAGCCGTGGCCATGGCGATACTATCCGGTACGCGATGTACCCCCAAATCCAGGCTCGCGGTGTTGTCGGTTCTGACAATCTCACCGGTAACCTGATCCCGCTCACCTCGTACACTGATCAGCTTGTTATCAACCAGCTGCGCTTTGGCGTCGGTATTGACGGGCTCATGAGCGAACAGCGTAGCGTTCACGATCTTCGTGAGATTGCTCGCGACCAGCTTTCCAATCTCCTCGCAGAACGTCTTGACGTATGGTTTTTCAACACCATCGCTGGTAACACCGGCGAGACGGACACGGCGTACACTGGCTTCAACGCCACTACTGCTCCCTCCACCTATCGGTACTTCCAAGTCGATCAAACGGCGGAAATCTCGCTCACCACTGGTGACGAATTCACTGTCTCCATTATCGACAAAGCTGTCAACCGCGCTAAGACCTTCATTCACGGCACCCAGCCGCTGATCAAGCCGGTCATGACCGAGCGCGGTCCGATGTATGTGTTGTTCATCCACCCCAACCAAACCCGCTCGCTTCGCGCCAGCGCTGGTACGGCTGGTTCGTGGTTCGACACTCACAAGTCGGCTATGATGGGCGGTGACATTGCTAACAACCCGATCTTCTCGGGTGCGCTTGGCATCTGGAACAACACCATCATCCACGAATCTCCGTATGTTCCTGCGGCTCCGACGAACGCTAACGCTCGCCGGGCAATCTTCTGCGGTGCAAATGCTGCGACCATGGCGTTCGGCATGTACAACGGAAAAATGGCAGGCGTGTGGAATGAGGAACTGGAAGATCATAAAGACAAGTTTGAAGTCTCTGTGGCAATCCAGGCCGGTATGAAGAAGAACGTGTTCAACAGTGTTGACTACGCGACTATCGTGCTTTCCTCGTATGCTCCTGACGTAAGCTAAGGAAGGTAATCTATGGCTACTTTTTATTCTGATTTCTTTGACTCTTCCGGTAATCCGAAGCAGGTCCTGGACAACGTAGACGGCATTAGCATCGCTTATGCCAGCTACACGTCTGCGGCTGCTCCGACCGCTACGGACATCGTCCAGATGGTCGCCGTGCCGAATGGTGCGCGTATCATCGACGGATGGGTGTCTGCGGACACCGGCGCCGATGGAACGGCCATCTTCGAAACCGGCTTGACCGGTGTCGATGCGGACGGCTACACCGTTGCCAACACGGCTACTGCAACTTACGAAGTTACCCGGTTTAACGGGGCGCTTCTGGGTTCAGAAATCTCCTTAAGTGACGATGCGGTCGTTCAGTACGATACGATTGACCTCGATATCGGAACCTGCTCCGCCACTGTCGCTGCGGGCGCTAACTGGAAAATCGCCGTTATCTATCAAACTCGGCGATAAGCTAAAGGTCAAGGGGGTGAAATTCCCCCTTGACTTCTTTTTTGTTTTGTGCTACAGTGTGTTAAATTCTGAGGAGGACCGATGAAAGTTACAGCTGCACCACAACAAAAAGTGTTCATGAGCGGTGATCTGTCTGCGCTAACGTATACGGACACCCCACGTTCTCAAATGGATATCCTGCGTAATGCGGAATATCAGATTGGGCACAGACAGTTTCTAGAAGCGGAATCCACGCTTCTCTATTATCTTAGAAATTTCCCGATGGACCCTATGGGCTCATACATGCTCGGAAGGCTCTATCATATCTGCGAAGCCATGCATAAGATGCGCCCTGTTGGCCGCGTTCTTATTGGTGACGCTATAGCTCGTGGTCTTAAATCCACGTCTGTTCTTGTTGACTGGGCCAAAGCCTGGTATTTTGATGGTCACCCGCAGTTGGCGGAGAAGATCTTCGATCAAGTTAAGAACGCTCCTGACTTCTCTATTGATGAAAAGAAGTTCTACTTAAAGCTCTTTTACCGCTGCGGACGCGCGAAAGAAGGGCTTGCACTCGTAAATGAGTGGCTAGCTTCTGGCGTGTTGAAAGACCTGTCAGATCCCGCGTTCCAGCACCTTACCGGCTTACTACAAGCTGAAGTAGGTAATTTTGACGAAGGGTTCCGCAATATTGACGAAGGTAGCTCCAGCCTGGGTTACGCGAAGCAGGTGCACTATAGCGGCGTGAAAGACGTTCCAACCCGGCTGTCAGATATCCCTGGTGGAAGACTGTCAAGTGTTGTCATTTTCGCCGAACAGGGGCTTGGGGATCAAGTTTTGGCTCTTAAACCTATCCGCAATCTCGCTGAAATTACGGACGGAAAGATAATTATCGAAGCTGAGCCTCGTATGGTCAGTATCTTCCGGAGAGCTATGACCCTAGCGTTTGGGGGTAAAGTTTTAGTATATCCAGAAAACCGGGTATCTGATGCGTGGCGCGAGAAGATGGCCTCTCTTCCCGTCGAACAGGCCGTAGCATCGTTCGGACAAGAGATTGAGATGCCCGCTCCGCAGTGGCACTCCGACGGACACAGAGTGGAATGGGCGATGCCTATGCGACGGCTGTGGTCTCTGTTTGGTGGATGTGATGCCGCTGTCACTTGTGACTTTGCTCCGCAACTGGTCGTACCGTCGCCGGAAGCAATTGCGAAAGCCAAGGCGATACTTGGAGACGACCCACGACCTGTCGTTACGGTAGCTTGGTTAGGTGGTACTATTGACACCGGCATTAAAGAGCGTACGCTGCCGCTGGATTTATATAAGGAGAGAATCCTGGACAAGATCCGCGGAAAGGTTCGTCTGGTTTCGACGCAGTACCTGGGGAAGCAACCTAATTTTGCAGAGATGCTCGGTCTTGAGTATTTCCCCGAGTTCGACGGCAGTGACGTCGAGCTACAAACTGCTCTGTACACTCTTAGTACGAGGCTCATTTCTCCAGTAAACACAAACTGCCATCTGGCGGCTGAAGTAGGAACCCCCGTAACGGTCCTTGCTCCGTTTGGTGGATATAACTGGCATTTCTCTAATGTCCGGGATGACGGGGTTACCAATATCTGGTACAAACCCGCTAAAGTCTATATGCAAGACCAGCCAAATCACTGGGAAAGCTGCTTAGACAAAGCTATGAAGGCGTTAAACGAAGAGATTTAATGAGCACTTTTGGTACTATGCAAGACCGGATAGAAGACGAAATCCGGGACACTTCCATCAACACACAAGTACAGCGCGCCATCCAGTCGGCTATAAGCCACTGGAAGGCGCAGCCTTTTTGGTTTAACTACACGTATGACCGTACGTTTAACACTGTTGACGGAACCGACGATTACTCGGATTCGACAGTGACGGATATGGTCACTATAGATTTTGCTACCGTCACGGCTTCTGACGTGCCTCCCGCAGAGATGAAGCTAATCTCTCCTAGAGACCTGGAAGTACTAAAAACCAGCGTCCTGTCAACATACGAAGCACAGCCTCAATACCTCGCCAGGATCGTTAATTCCGTTCGCTTGTTTCCCACGCCGGACGCAGTGTACACGATTACGATGACCGGTGTAGAGAACCTTGGCACGCTCAGCGCGGACGCAGACACAAACGCTTGGATGACTTTCGGAGAGGAGCTCATACGGGCTCGAGCGAAGTATATAATTTATCGCGATATAAAAGCCGCTCCTGCCGGACCAGACGCCCAGGCGGCTCTGCTGTCTGAGCGGGAAGCGTTCCACCGTTTACTCAAGGAGACCAGCGACCGAGCTGTGTCTATTCAGATTACCCCATACGGATTCTAATTGGCTAGACGTCCTAACTTCCCAACTTCCTTTCCGGCTCCGTCGTTTCGTCCTGATATAGCGAGCCTTACCTCCGGGTACTCCGACAGAGTGATTAACGTCATTCCGTCGCCAGGAGGGTTACGTCCGGTAGCTGGTTTCAACACGATTGCGACGGCTGTTGTTTCTGATAAGCCCCGTGACGTGTTTGCCGTACGTAGCGCACTGTCCGCTGTGAGCATCTTCGTCGGAACTAACAGTACGCTTGAGATGTACGATAGCGGAAACCAGGTTTGGGACGACGTAACCGGGACGACGGTTCCATCTCTTAGCGAGGACCAGGGGTGGACCTTCACGCAGTTCGGACAGTACGTTATAGCAGCTACGCCGTTGGCGCCGCTGCAGGTATTCGAACTTGGCGTCAGTAGCAACTTCGCTGATCTAGCCAACGCGCCAACGGCCGCATATGTCGCTACGGTGCGAGACTTTGTGTTCACTGGCGGCCTGGATCAGGAGCCTTATACGCTAAAGTGGTCTGCTATCAACGATAGTACCGGATGGACGCCAGGAACCAACCTGTCGGACGAACAAATCCTGACTGATGGCGGTATTATCACCGGCATCGTAGGTGGAGAGAACTGTCTAGTATTCCAAGAAGACGCTGTGCGCCTCGCTTCTTTCACTGGCGAAGAGCGCATTATCTTTCAGATCGACAAGATCTCTAACTCGTTCGGAGCTTCGGTAGCGCGGTCAATCGCAGCTTACCAAAACATGGCGTTCTTTGTTCATCGATCTGGAATCTACATGATTACCACGCAAGGGGAATGGGAGCGCATTGGAACCGAGAAAGTAGATTCATACTTCTGGACGGCGGTTAATACCGGAAAGCTACATCTAGTGCGGGGTACAGTAGATCCGCTCAACAAGCTGTACGTACTGGCCTTCCCCTCAACTGGCGCTCCAGACTGCGACAGTGCTCTTGTGTACCACTGGCCAACGAAGGAATGGGCGCTCTGGCAGTTCTCAGAGGGTCTGACGGGTATCGCTGGGACGTTCTACCAAGCGTCTTACACGCTGGACAACATAGATAGCTTCGGTACAGTAGACGAAATTGGTATATCGTTTGACTCCCCATTCTGGTCAGGCCTTCCCACGCAGTATATGGCCGGGTTCACTCTGGACGACTATACGTTCGGGTTTTTCAACGGAACCCCGCTCGAGGCGACGATAGAGAGCGGAGAGTTCTTCATCGGCGGCGGTTCGCGTGTGTGGTTTAACGGCGCTCGACCGCTTGTGGATTCGTCCTCAGCGACGCTGGCTATCGGAATGCGCGACCGTCCGTCGGATGCCGTGGTATTTACCTCGCCATCCTCCCAGGAGGTCGACGGGTTCTGCAACGTGCGCACAGCGGGAAGATACCTTCAGTATCGCGTCGTGGTTCCAGCAGGCTCTAACTGGACGTTCTTTAACGGTATAGGCGACGTGGAGAATGTAAGACCAGAGGGTATGCGATAATGGCCCTTAATACTTTTGCCGCGCTAACGCAGAAAAGCGACAATCGCGACAACATTCGGGTGACTAATCTAGCGCTTAACGGAAAGCTTAACTCCACCTTCGAAGTGACGCTTACAGCAAATACTACAACTACAGCCGTGACGTCCATTTACATTTCGCCGAAATCGCTGTTGTTTCCGATGCCGACAACGTCCAACGCGGCAGTAGAGCTAGCTTCTGGGACTATGTACTTCAGCACTGTCGGCGATGGAACGGCTACGATAACTCACGCGAACAACGCACAAACAGATCGGTCTTTTAAAGTATTGGTGATTGCTTAATGGCGACAAAACAAGAAGTTCGGAAAATCATTGAACAGGAGTTTCGGTCGCGAGGGTACACCGAGACCCAGATTGCTGCGGTCATGGCCACGGCCGAGAACGAGTCTGGGTTTAATCCTGGCGCGTATAACCCTGACGACGTCGGTAAGCCTGCCGCAGGCTTGACGCAGTGGCGCGGGGATCGTCTTGAAAAGCTGTATGCCGCGGCTAAAGAAGCGGGTGTTTCCTGGCAAGACGCAAAGTTCCAAGCAGGATTCTGGGCTAACGAGCTCGAGACTAGCGAGAAAAAAGCCGGGGATCGTCTGAAAGCCGCTACGACTGCTAAGGAAGCCGCAGACGCCATGGCGAAAGCTACGAGATTTGCTGGGTACAACGATACGTCGTCGTCCCAGTACACGTCCCGCGCGGCGTTAACAGAGAAGTATGCAAAGGCGTTCTCGGGTACCGGTTTTGCTTCGTCATCCTCGATTGATGAAGGATTTGTACCAGATCGCAAGCCTACCGAGATGGCTGCGACGGAAGCCCCTGAAGGGGATGCTTGGGAAAGGTTAGCGGCCGAGATCAAGAAGGTCGCCGAAGATCGATATGTTGGTGTTCGCCTACGTGACGGCATCCTGGTACAAGTCGACCTGAAAAATCCTGATACGTATGTCCTTCGGGCTCCCGGCGATGATACTGCTGCGTCCGGTTTAGGGTTCCCGAGCTATCGTGATCTAGCGTCAAAATCGCTCGTTTCGTCCGGGTTTTCCGCTCCCGAACTGTCCACCACTCCTGGAGCGATTGACAAGCTAAAGGCGGATGTGACGAATCAGATCATTGAGCAGAAGACTAGCCAAATTGCTAGCGTGTTTTCGAACGTGTTTGGTGTGGACGTTACCGGAGCCGATTTAAAAGGGTTTTTCACCGAGAGTACTGCACAACCCCAAGCAGGGCCGGATACACGCTCACAGGCCGATAAATGGGCCGACAGCGTGTCCCGTTCACAAGGCGTTGCGCGCTCTCTGGGCATGGAGTTTCACCCGGACGCTGGGATGTTTGAAGCACGTCCTCGCGGACAGCAAGCTGCGCCTCAGCAGATCGATCAGAGCTTCGTCCCTGACCGTAAGCCAACGACAAAGACCTCTTCTAAAGCACCCGCCGGACGGGCGTCGGTCGAAGCCGGTACGCCGTCTACTCCTAATTCCGCTTTTGGCGCTATTCAGGCCGGTCTTATGGGGTTACATGGACAGTATAACCAGCAACAAGCCAGCACCGCTCCGGCGCCTGCCGGACGGGCCGCTGTGGAGGCTGGCGCACCTAGCCCGTCCCGACCCTCAGCGACTAGCGTCTCTCCAGCGCGAGGTACGACGACTTTCCCCGGACAAGATATCTCTTGGACAGATCGTTTCTCAGGGCTTACGAACCAAGAAATGGCTGCGAATGGATTTCGCGGTGTTGGTACAGCTGGGTATGCGCAACCTGCGCAACAGGTCGACGCAGGTGGACTTCAGAGCGCGGCTTTGGGAGGAATTCTAGGTGCTTCAGTAGGTACACCAGGACCGTCCAGACAGACCGAGCAGGCGATTGAGCAAAGCCTCGGAGCGTTCTCCGCTCCTACAGCGCAAGCCGCTGGTATTGGATCAGGCGCATTGGGATCCTCAATGATGGGCTCTATCGCAGCACAGCTAGCAGCCCAACAGGCGCCTAAGCAAGCCGCTGCGGCACAACCGTCTCCCCCAGGCCGTATAGCAGCGGAAAGATCTACTATGAGCCCTGGTGTAACACGTGACGCAAGCACGGGCGGATACGTAGGATCCTCGGGCGCGCGGTATAGTCGCGACACCGTACTCAGTCGTGAAGCGCCGTATGCTAACAGCTACGCCGACTATCGGGATAAATCGGACGGCGGAGGGACAGGCTCAGGAGGCGGCGGCTACGGTGGCGGAGGAGGGGGCTACAGCTCTGGCGGAGGTAAAGAGAAATAATGGCTAATTTTAGAGAGTATCTACAGCAGACAGCGCCGACTCAGGTGGACGAAATGGACGCCAAGAGTATGGCCTACAACCTGCTAAAGCAACAAGCGGGCGCAGGAGGTCCGGTTACGGCCCAGGGCGTGCTGCCGCAAGCAGCGCTTAATCAGCCTGGTCTTCCGGCAGGGCCTGTTAACCTTTTCAAAGAGGAGAACCTCACACCATTCCTCCAGGCTCTTGGAAGTACCAAACAGGGTCTAACCCAAGATAACGCTCTGAACGCGGCGAAGTTTGCTATCAACTATTGGAAGGGGTTCAACTCCGACGCCGAGGCCGAATACGGCAACACCCCGGGACAGACTCCTGGCTCCGGAGGGCAGACGCCTGGAACAGGTAACACTACTCCGCAACCGGGGGACTGGAACTACGTAAGTAGCTACTGGACGCCAGCGAAGATGAATCAGACCCTATACGATCTTCAGCAGGCTAACAACAATCCGGCATACTTCCAAGGTATTTCCGGGATAATGAATAACCAAGATATCGACGATCCAACTCGCCAGCAGCAGTTAAATACCTATTTCGCGGCTCGCCCGTGGCTCCGTACATATTACGGAGGAGTTCCTTCTGTCGCAGCCTTTAAACTTTCAGGATACTATTAATGGCCGGTAAAAGCACGCCACAAAACGTGGTACAAACGTCTAACTCTTCGCCGTGGCCGCAGCAGCAGCCTTACCTCTTAGAAGTCTTTAATAAAGCCCAAGATTGGTATCAGTCGGATTCTCCGCAGTACTATCCGAACCCCACAGTTGTAGGACAATCTCAGGCGACTCTTGACGCTCTCTCCGCTGCAGAAATGCGCGCACGTCAAGGCTCTCCTGTTCAAGACGCTGCGCAGAACTCGCTTCAGCAGACCTTGTCCGGAGGCTTCCTCAACCAGAATCCGGCGCTACAAGGCGCGATGGATGCGGCGTTATCGGGTCTGAACCGAAACTACACACAGCACGTTATGCCTGGGCTACAAGCGGCCTACTCTGCGGCTGGTAGGTACGGGTCTGGAGCTATGCAGAATGCGGTTAGCGAATCGCAGCAGAACTATCTCGAGCAAGCAGGCAACGTCGCGTCAGGGATGGCATATCAGAATTATGGCGACGAACGTAACCGGATGCTCACTGGTCTCCAGATGGCTCCGTCTGTTGCTGGTATGGACTACACTGACATTCAAGCTTTACAGAATGTGGGTGCTGCCCGAGAGCAGTTCCAGCAGGATTTGATGGGTGCTGATATTGAGCGACATAACTTCGAAGAAAATAAGGACATCAACAAGCTGGCGCAGTACATGGGTCTCATTGGGGGATCCTACGGCGGAAGCATGACCCAAACCACTCCGTACTTCCGTAACACCGGAGCCCAGATAGCCGGCGCCGCCGCTGGCGGTCTAGGCGCCCTTGGCTCAATCCTGTCGCTCTTATAATAGGTCGCCAACATGGCAATGAATCCAGAACAAAAAGAAGCGCTTAGTCCACTCCTTGGTTCGGTTGGGCTCGGGATGATAGGCGGTATACTTGGAGCGTCTATCCCGTCTGCTGTGCAACAGCAGCGGCAGCAAGGTATTATCCCTCCGATGACGCCTCCGCAGTCCTTTACCAGCGCGCCGTCCGTACCGTTTGGCGTTACACCCCGTCCGGAGTACCAAGGTAACGGTGTTCCCGGTCGAGGGGGTCTCCCTGATGCTGTTCCGGCTCCACGGAGTAATCGCGTATCCGCTACGCCCGAGGGTTATGCGCCACGGTTTACCGCTGAAGCTGGTACGCTCGAAGCACGTCCACGCGGTACTATGGAAGACCAACCTTCAGAAGCCGCACCGGCACCAGCAGCGGCTAAGGAAGTAGTACAAGACGACGGTAAATCTTCTATACGGCGCTTGTTTGAGTCCATGGGACAGCCGCTTATGCAAGCCGGAGCTACGATGATGCAGGCAGGTGGATGGCAGAACCGGCCGGTAGACGCACTTAGCGTGTTCGGCTCAGGTCTCGAAGCATTCTCCGCTGGTATGGGACAGCAGGCAGCGCTGCGCCAACAAGCTGCTGCACAACAAGCGGAAGCCGCTAACGAAGCTCGTAAGACCGACATCGCAGAGCTCAAAGTCCTGTCCGAAATGACCGAGCAGGAGCGTAAAAATAAAGACGCTGAAGCTGCACGTACTTTAGCTATGAAAATCGCTGAAGAGGATTCGCGATATCTACCTCTGGCGCTCTCAGACCCCTCGGCAGCTATCAAGGCCTATACGAAAGCCACTACAGCCGGTCCAGAGAAAAAGGTTTGGACTCCGTTTGACATCGCTTCTGCCAAGAGCGCTGCTGAACTCGTGTCGGAGATCGGTACAGCTGCTAGAGACGCTTCGGAATCTAATGCCCGCTTGGTAGAGTTTGAACGGGCTATGAACAAGGTCTACACCGGCTTCGGTAGCGAGGCGATTAAGGATCTTCAAGGAATGCTTAGCCTGTTCGGCGTAAAAACCGAGGGCTTAGCCGAGCGAGAAGTTATTGCGTCCCTCGCGTTCAAGATGGCCACGTCTATCAAAACTCCTGGAGCGGTGTCGAACTGGGAGCAGCAGGCCTTCCTTAAGGCGGTACCAGGCTTAGCACAGTCTAACCGCGGTAACCAGCTTCTTGTCGGACTGATGCGTAAAGTCAATGAGCACAATATTCGCATGAACGACGTGATAAACCAAGCCATCGTTGAGGGGCGAAAAGCCGATCCGTCATTTAACCCCGATGAAGCGTTTTTCAACAAGATCCTGGCCGATAATCCAATCTTCTCGGCCGAAGACCACGCGCTGATGGATAGCATCGCAGCAAACGGTTCTCTTCCGGACGAAGTCGCAGAGCCTCGTGTGGATACCTCTAAAGCGGACGCTGTTGGAGCTGTTCACGTTTCCTCCGAAGAGGAGATTCAAAAACTCCCTCCGGGAACGCTGGTGTATTATAACGGCTCATACTTTCGCCGTAACGGAGCAAAATAATGGCAGATCCCGTATCGAAATTTCTGACCCCCGTAACGGCGGAAAACGCTCCGGCCGTTCCTCCGAAAGAGTACCGGCTTAGTAGCGGTAAAGGTGCAGCGGACAATTCCCTGATGGACATCGCTGGCGAGGCCTCTAACGTGGTTAACAAGGCCTTGGCGCAAGTCGTCGGTACCCCGGGTGACCTCGAAATGCTGGCGCAAGTCGGACTTAACTGGCTTACGGACGGCGGCTACAAGATCGAATCGAATATCTTCCCTACCAGCGATAAGGTTAAGACCCTTATGCGGGAATGGGAGATCATTGACCAGGATTATCAACTTCCGGAGACAGCTTCCGGAGCGAAAGCTATGGAGTTTGCTGAGACGGTAACCTCTGCTGCGGGGCTCGGAGGGTTGGGTGCTGCTAAGAGCGGTCTTAGCGTCGCGAGAGGCGCCCTGTCTGGCGCAGGCGCCGGAGCAGGTGCTCAGCTCGGTACAGACGTCGCTCAGCGTACGTTAGGAGAGGACAACCTCGCAGGAGCCGTTATCGGAGGTCTCGGAGGGGCTCTCGTAGGTGGAGCTGGCGGAGCAAAGCTGTACGACGCAGCACGGCGTCTCGGAGCGGTTCCTGGAGGCATTACTCCCACGGCACAGCGAATGCAGCAGGCGTATGGTATTAAACCGTCTGAAGGTATGGTGTCAACGTCACATCCTGCTGCGTCAGGCGCGTCGCAGTTCGAGAACTCGATGTCGTACTTACCTGGATCAGCACAGAAAATGCGTGATCGGGCGTCTATCATCGTTCAAAAGATGGAAGACGGTATGAACAAGGCGTTCACCGAGTCTACCGCGCGTATCAGTAACCGTGAAATGGGACAGACCATCCATAATTTGGAGCGCGCAAGCCAGCACAGCATCAAGAAGCTGGGTAATGACCTGTACTCTCCACTGACAAAGCAGTTCGCCGGGACGACGATACAGCCACGGCGCCTGGTCGAGAGCATCCTCGGGGAAGGTAAGACCGAGGGTGTTAAAAAGCAGATTCAGAGCCTGATTTCTAAGTACGCATCTAACAGTGCTACCGCGGGAATGGACTTCGATACGGCTAAGCGTCTGAAAGGCGTTCTTGCTACCCAGGCTACTAAGATGGCCAAGCGCGGGGATCAGCTGTCCCGGTTCTACGCAGAAGCGTCAAAGGCCATCGCCGACGATATCGACGACGCGGCAAAAGCAGTGTCTCCCGAGTTATATAAGCAAGTGCAGGCGGCGAACGGTAAGTTTCGTGAAGCCCTGCAAAAAGAGACCGCAACGTGGCGTACCTTCTATAAGGAGGGTATGGCTCCGGAAACCGCTGCTGCTCGCTTAGTCTCAGGACTAGACAAGGGCGGCACCCAATTCGAGAGGGTGCTTACTCGGGCCCAAGAACTAGACCCGCGTTCAGCAAAGCAGATGGTCGACTACGCTATTCAGCGGGCCGGTATCGACTCAAACGGCCAGTTCAGCTTCTCCCAGTGGATGGATAAAATGAAGGTATGGGAAGAGCAGAAAGTGTTCGACGTGCTTAAGAAGCACAATCCGGAAACGACTAATCTTATCCAGATGTTCCGCTCCACCGCAAAAGAAGCGGTGGATATTCAGTCTATCGCCGCAGGGCAGCGTATTCCCACGCAGTATAATATCATCAAGCTGCTGGTGGATACGACTGCGGGTAACACGATGTACAAGCTTATCTACAATAAGCCGGTGATGTCGTTACTCTCCAGAGCGGCTGCTAAGAAAATGAGCTGGTCCCAGGTCATATCTGGGCTAGCTGTAATCCAGGCGACCAACCCGCAGGTCAAAGAAGACGTGCAGGAATTGATGAATTCCGTAAAAACCTTTGCTAAACAAGGGCCTCGTTATTAATGTTTAAGCCTGTTATCGTTATTCCGGCTCGCTTGAAGAGTGTTCGGTGTCCGGGTAAGGTCTTACGAGAGATCGAAGGAAAGCCCATGCTCGTTAGGGTCTGGGAAGCGGCCGTACAGTCGGGTATAGGCCCTGTAGCTATAGCAACTCCAGACAAGGAAGTCAAGAGGGTTCTCGAGGACGTTGGTGCTACCGTCGTGTTGACCGGTACGCCTGATAAGTTCCCCACAGGATCCGACCGCATAGCGTTTGCTGCTAAGGAGCTTGGCTGGCTAGACTGGTGTAATTGCGTGGTCAACCTACAGGGAGACACGCCGTTTATTCCGCCGAAGTACATCCGACAAGTCGTCGAGCCGATTCACTATAATCGGGATTTCGACATAGCGACTTTAGCCGGGCCCCTTCCAGCAGCGGCTAAGAAGAACCCCAACGAAGTTAAGATGAAGCTGGTGCGTGACGGAGATTTCCTCCGTTGTGTCGGATTTACGCGCGGTAATTACTCCGATATGACCCATTCACATATTGGGATCTACGCATATCGCACACCGGCCCTTATCAGATTTGCTGGGCTATCACAGTCGGCCAACGAGAAGAAACACGGGCTGGAGCAGCTACGGGCTATGGACATTGGTATGAACCTGTGCGCTGTTGAGGTTCCGATGAAGGTAAAAGGCTTCGATACCGAAGAGGATTTCCGCTATTATAAGGACTCTAGCGATGCCTGATATTAGCTCCTCAGAGTGGAGTACTACTGACGACCTGAACTCTCTTACCATGCACGAGATGGCGGGTGCTATCAAACGATGGTTCGGAGATGTTGACGGTACCACAGTACCATCCGGCGGTACAACCGGACAGGTCCTGGCTAAAGCCAGCAACACCGACTTTGACACTACATGGTCAACCCTGGCGGCGGCTGGGAAGTTACGTCAAGCACAGCAAGGAACACGAACGAGTCGTACGACCAGTACCTCTGCCACGTTTGCGGACACAGGACTGTCGGTGACGATCACCCCGTCGGCGACCACAAGCAAGATACTCATTCTCGTTTGTATAGGCGCGGTAGGTCAGTCGGTAACATCGACCGAAACCGGATTTAGGCTGTTACGAGATGCTACTGGGCTACTCTACGGGGACGCAGGAGGAACTGGAATTCAGGTAACCTGCGCTACCTGGGCCCAAGCTGGAACGTCTGCCGGAGCGTTTATATCCTATCTTGACTCGCCGAGCACCACTAGCGCTACAACGTATAAAGTACAATGGGCTAACCTGTTTGCGACGGGAACCGTGTATTTTAACAGTACAAGCCAAACTACTAATGCTAATTACCCGCTTGCGGGATCGTCAATCATAGCCCTTGAGATCGGAGCCTAACTATGTCTGAACTGTCAAACGCAAACTGGTCGGAGACCGCAGCTAATAATAACGCGAACGCCCCCAACGGATTTAAGGAGGGCATGTTGCCGTCAGAGGTTAATAACTCTGCACGGGAAATCATGAGCGCTATTAAGAAGTTCTGGAACCGCATTAACGCGATAAAGACGTCTACAGGCTCCGCCAGCGCGTACGTGGTAACGTACGACACGACGCCAGCAACGCCTGTGGATGGAGAGATCTACGCCTTCGTGGCTAACCATGCTAATACCGGAGCCACGACTCTCAATGTTGGTGACGGGTCAGGAGCGCTTGCAGTAAAGAAGGATACGTCCTCCGGAGCTACGGCTCTAGAGGGCGGAGAGATCGTGTCTGGCGCAACGGTACTTGTCCGTTACGAGAGTTCCGATACGTCTTGGCGCATTGTTAATATTCCAACCACGTTGGTAAGCCAGTCGATGGTCTCGCTTGACGCAGGTGCCGCTATCGGACCTACGCTTACGCTGCACCGTAACTCCGCCTCCCCAGCGGATAACGATGTCCTCGGCGGGATCAAGTTTGACGGTGAGGACGACCTATCTAACCAGACCACTTACGCCCAGATTAAAGCGGTAGCGTTAGATGTCACGGACACGACGGAAGATGGCGAGCTGATCATCAGCGCGAATATCGCGGGCACACTCACCGATAAAATAACGATTGGTGCTGATATCGAGTTTGACACGACTAGCGGGGTCTTCCAGCTGGTCTCTACTGACGCAACAACCGCTACAGATCCTACCATTAACCTGTGGCGTAACTCGGCTTCTCCGGCTACGAACGACGGTCTTGGCGTCATTAACTTTTACGGGGAGAACAGTACTGATCAGACCGTACAGTATGGTGCTATATACGCACAAATAACGGACGAAGTAGATACTACGGAAGATGGTCGGATAACCATATCGACGGCGAACGCCGGGACCGAGGACACCATTTGTGCTCAATTTGGCTATGGGGGTATCAGCGTAGGAAACACGGCAGCCTTTAGTCGAGTCGACCAAGGAGACGTCGTAGGAACGTACTACGAAAGCGGTGCAGCCTCCGGACCAAACTGGGAGCTATATCGTAAATCGGATTCTCCGGCCGCTGCCGACTATATGGGACGCATCCAGTTCCTGGGTAACGACGCGGGCGGTAACATAACCATCTACGCCGGACTCGGGGCGTATATTGTCGATACTACGGATGGATCTGAAGACGGGGAGCTCTGGATTGCCACGATGCAAGCCGGTACGTTTGCCGATAGATGGTACATCCGAAACGGCATGTTCAGCTCTAACGCCACGGGTGGAGACAAGGGGCTTGGTACAATTAACGCTGATGCGGTGTACGACGACAACACCCTGTTGACCTGCTATGTCCTCGAGGCAGC